TTTTATTCTAAACCCTTAAAACTTTTAATGGGTAGAAAACTAATGTATTGCGGTAGCCACCTTCATAGGTTGGTACAATCGGGGTAACGCCGTGAACATTTCGCCAAGCTGGATATACTAACATAGAATTGTCTGCGCTATTTACCGTAGCCCCGTAATCAGGTACGGTTGTGTGTCCGCCAGTACTATTTTTTCTTTTCGCTATGATTACGTTTGCACACCCTTCAATATTTGCCGCGTCTCGGTGAAATGCCGCGGGAATATTATAATTTGAAATACTGGAAGTGAACAGATTTCCAAAGCGCCACTTTTCGGGAACGTTTTGTTTGATAAGTTCCTTTTGCTGTTCGTATAGATTTGGTGTAAGTTCTTTGATGATTTTTTCGCTTTCTAGGCAAAGCATCATCATCGCCTTAATAAACGTTTTTGCTGTTTTTACATTGTGTACGCTACTGATCGTAGGGTAAGGTCTGCGCATATGCGGTTTCGGTGGAACGCTACCAATAATCGTTGAATACTGAAGTACTTCTTTGTCCGCGTTTCCATCGCCAAAGCCGCTTGATCGTTTCATAACGCTTTTCGGCACGTTCTTGCTTCGAAGTTCTTTATCTGCTATATCCGCAAGTTGCGCGCCTTTAGGATAATTTTTTGATAGGTCTGCGATATAAAACCCAATCGGTTCGCCATCAAAATAAAAAATACTATCCTCTGTTACGTTTGGCTCGATATCACCGCAAACGTCGCCGATTTTTACATCGTGTTTCAGTTGTACTAAATCAATTCTTTTCATATTGGTCTTTTTCTAATTTAAGTTTTTCGATTAACATCATACCGACGTAGCCACCTTTTTCGCGCCAGTATTTTACGAGTTCAAAAGCTTCGTCGTAGTGTTCTAATTCAAATGGTATTTGTATTGCCTTTTTAACACCATCTTGCATATCTTGAAGCTCGTTTTCAAAATCGTCGTCATCCAGGATTGAATAATCAACGTCGGTGTCTGTTTGCCAAACGTCTAAACCCCAATCCACAAGCTGATCTTCATTGAAGTCGTGGGCAAGTATATCCCAATCCCATTCACCGAAGCCTACGTTGTCTTTGATTATGAACTGACGTTTTTGTTGCTCTGTCCAACCTTCAACCTGGTCAATCCATATTTCAAAAAGCCCCGCAGATTTACAAGCTTCGTACCGCATATTACCGCCAAGAATAACAAAATCTTCATCGACAATAATCGGACGCTTCTCGAGCATTTCCGGGAACTCTTTGATTGATTTGACTAGTTTTTTGAACTTCGAATCCTTTATAAAACGTGGGTTCGTTTCGTTCTTTTTTACCTTTCCAATGTTTACTTTTTGTTTCATTTATTCCTTTTTTGTTAACCAAACAAAGTTAAGTACAATTACGAGTAATGCAACCTGGAAGTAGTGTTGTACGTCGTCTTCGTCTGTTTCAATACCTGCTAGTTCTTCGTTATTGTACGCGAATCCTAGTAAAAGACCGTAAAATGGTACGATCTGAATTTCAAAGTGTGCCATGATTATTTTTCATTAAAAATAACCTTTTTCAAGTTGGTCGCAACTGCTTGCACGACATCAACGGTTACGGCGTTTCCGCACATTTTGTATCGTTGGGTGTCTGAAATATCACCTTTTGTTTTGCCAATTTTAGTCCAGTTATCAGGAAAACCTTGTAGCCGTTCACATTCTATTGGCGTCAATCTTCTTATTCTTTTTTGTTTTATGAACTGATCTGTATTACCGCCTTGACCGGAAGCTGAATGTAGGGTATTGCATTCGTCTTTTTCGTGGCGCTTGATTACTTTGCCTTGCGCGTCTCGGGTATAACCTATTACAGCTTGATTACAATGCGTGTCCAAAGTTTGCGCTACACCTTTACCAACTCTACCGCGTCTTGTTTTTGAAGTAGGTACCGAAAGATTTATTGAATCACCTACTCTAGCTTCTTCAAAACCTTTTGTAGTAGCTGACTTTACCTGAATCAGCTGGTTATCAAAGTTTATTCCTTTGTGATAACTTGTGGTGATACAGGCACTTGTTTGCCTTTCTCTTGCCAATCGTTTAGAAGTGTTAGCGCTTTTTCCGATAGGAAATACTTGTCGTCCACTTCCGTTTCCAAGATATCCGACAAGGTAAATCCGTTCTCTATTTTGGGGTAAAAACCACTTTGTATTAAGCAACTGCCATTCGAGTCGATAACCCCCAATGTTGGTAAACTCTTGCAGTATTGCCGCAAAGTCTTCGCGATTGTTTGAACTGAATGTTCCTTTAACATTTTCCCAGATAAAAAAACTTGGTCTGCATTCTTTGATAAGCCTAATTGCTTCGGTGATAAGACTGCTTCGCTCGCCACCCAATCCTTTTCTTTTTCCCGCCAGGCTAAAATCTTGGCAAGGACTTCCGAAAGTGATAGCATCGATTCTTGGTAATTGTCCGTGTTGAACATCTGTAACTGATCCGACATAATTTGCATTTTTAAAGTTATTTGAATAAACGTCTATTGCGTAAGGGTCTATTTCTGAAAAGTATGCTTCAACTTCAAAACCCGCTCTTTCCAGTCCTAGGTGAAATCCACCGATTCCACTAAATAAGTCAAGTAATTTGATTTTCATAATAGTATTTTAAAAAGGTAGATTTGATTTTATGTTCTCGAACTTTCGTTTCTCTACAATAATCCGCTGGTCAGATTCATTGATATTTTTGTAAGCCCCGCCGTTTTTAAAATCGGGCGCTACTTTAAACGAACCTTGTTTTCCGTTCTCTTTCCTTTTGACCTTTTGAATATGCATTTCAACCGCGTCTGAACCTAGATGCGTTTCTTCACCAAGGCAACGATACACGGTAATAGCATTGTAAGCTTTATTGAAAAAATCTGAAGAACCTGAAATACTGTAAGGTGTCGGAATACTGTATTTTCCGTTTTCTGTTTCCATCTTACGCGGGTGCGCTACAAGGAAAAGGTGCGTATTGGTTTGCTGTACGAATTGTGTTATTTCGGAAAGCATTCTACCTACATACGATACATCGCGTTGTGCGGTATGGTCAAGGGTATTCCACGGGTCAATCACACAAAGGTTGATACCTTTCTGTAAAACAAGTTCTCTGAATTTATCTAGTATCGATTGAAGGGTAAGATTTTCCAAATCGATTTTAACAAAGAAAAAATTATCAGCAATAAAATCACGGCTTTGGTTTAGTTTGTTCTTGTCGCAGTTGGTTTGGTTTAATTTATTTGCTATACGCTTTATATGCCCCTCGTAAGGAAAAGATTCGGGTGCAAAAAAGGCAACTCTGAATTGATGCTGTAAAGCCATATTACAACATATCTGATCCACTACATCAGACTTACCGCTGTTTGGTATTCCAGTTACTACCGACCATTCACCTAATGATATTTTTAGGAATTGGTCTGATTCACCAAGACCCATTGAATAGTTTTTTATTCCGTTATCAGAAAACGACAAAACCGAATCCCAAATATCGTGTACATTCACTACACCCTCGATAGGGAAGTTTTTAGCCGTTTTAAGCAACTTTCTTAAAGTTTCCGACCCTTGGGCTACCAAGACTTCATTTGCGTCTTTATACGCGCCGAAATCAACGTACTTACATTTATGGTATCCTAATCGTCTTGCAAGTTCTTTCCGTAGGGCAATTCCAGCCTCGTCGTTATCCGTACAAAGAATTATTTCTTTTTTGTCTTTGAAATACTCGTGGCAGTTATCCAAGTATTCAAGGCGTTGGTTTCCTTTTGTAGCACCATTCGGAACTGAAACGACTGAATATATTCCGCTTTCGTGTAAGCTTAGCGCGTCCATTTCACCCTCGACTATATAACAATGGTCGGTTTCGTTAATATTGTCCAAGCCGTAAAAAATCAGTTCAGCACCCGATACGAGTTTGAAATTTTTTTCTCGGTCGCGATATTTTACATTAACAAGCTTTCCGTTTCGGTAGTAGTTGAAATTAATTGTCTTGCGCTTGGCTTGAACCTGGGGCATATACTCGACTGATTCGCCAATTTTCCAATGCGCTAAAGTAGCCTCTGATATTCCGCGTTTTGAAAAATAGGAAACGATACGATCGGTAACTTCCAGTTCAATCGGAACGGGTACAAAGTATTCTTTCTTTGCTGTTAAGTTCACATTTCCAGACCAACCGCAATGGTGGCAGTTGTAAAAACCTTTTTCAATGTTTACCGAAAGGCATTTGTCTTGTTTGTTTTTTCGTTCGGGTGAACATTTTGGGCAAGTCAGCTTTTGCTCGACCATTCCAGGCTTGGGTTGTATTCCCAAATCATAAAATCCTTCTAAATCCATAAGTGTTTGGTTTGGTATGGGGGGGGGTGGGTCTCGATTTTAAAAAATAAACCGAAGGGGGGTACCCCCTATTTTATTCAAATATGATTAAATTTTTAAGTTCAGCAATGGAATTGATTTGTATTAGGTCTTTGTTTTGTATTCCGTAATTCGGTGCGCCTAGTTTTAATTCGGTTCCATCCGAACGCATAATAATATCACCTTCTTTGTTGTACGTGGCCTTTTTCAAAAAGTCATCTTTGGTAATGAAGCCGCAAATCGTAAGTAGTCGGTTGTAAGTATTCAAACGACAAAACAAATAATGCGTGTTCTTGTATTCAATCTGATGACCAATCACATTGTTCCAATGCTCGGGCTTCACTTTACTGGTTGTGCCTATGGTCTTGATATCAATATACTTGTTACCGATCTGAATATCCCAACCACCATCAAAGCCATCACCTTTAGGTCGTTCGATTCCTAAAAGGTCTGCAATCATAAATTCAGCGCAGATACCAACCACCTGGTTTTTACGATTGCCGTTGAATGATTTTCGTTTTCCGATTACCCGCTTATCTACATATTGTGCGGCGTCAATAATTACTTGTTCTTCAATTTGTATAGTTATCATAGGTCTAGGTTTTCAAATTCTTTGCCGTAGCGTTCCATAAATACGTCAATCCAAAGAACGCCTTGCTTATTTCTTTGTCGAAGTTTCTGAACGGTTAAAAAGTTTTCTTTCCAAAAATCGTCTTTGCGAACTTCACGAATCAACAAATACAACTTACGCGGTGAAACGCCATCGATGCGATTTAGTTTATCAATGGTGTCTAGCCACTTTTCCTGTTGTGGTTTTGTTGAAGGTCTATAACGTTCTGGGAATTGTTCTTGAATATGGTTGAAGGCGCTTAAAACAATTTCCGGGAATATTTTCTTTTTATTGTTCTTAGTAATCTTATTAGATATCTTATTAATCTTATTATTACTTTGGTGCGGATTTTCCGTTGCCGAAATTCCGACTTCGGATTTTCCGACTTCGGATTTTCCGTTGCCCATTTTACCGCCTTCTAGTAATTCAAAATCATAAACAAAACGCGATCCATCACGAACTTTGTGGCGCTTCAAAAAACCTGCCTTTTCCAATTCAACCAGTCTTGAACTAATCGCATCACGTCCATCTTTGAAATGCGTCTGAATGAAATTTATTGTCATTTGGCGCCCAGCTTCGTGGCTGTATAGCCAACAATATAATCCAGTCGCGGACATCGAAATACCTCTGTTTCTTAAAATCGACAAGGGTATAGGAATGTACCTATCAAGACCGTGCGGCTTAATAATTACACCAATTTCCATATTTGTTTGGTTTGTTTATTCGTCTATATATTGTTTGATCCGATCGCAGAAAGTTCGAATTTCATTGAATATTATCAAAAAATCCTCTAAAGAAATTTTTTCATCGTCATACAATTCGAATAGAACTTCTAGCAAAAGGTCAAACTCTGGTTCGGTCATGTTACCCGCATACACGAACTGAATATTACCCGAATAGGTAGTATTTTGTGTCCATCGTATGCGCTGGTCATCTTCGTTCCAGTACACTTTTTTGCTAATCCACATCTTTAAAATATTGGTCGATACGTTGTTTAATATATTCAAAATCTGCCGACCAAAACGCCTCCCAATCCATCTGCTGTAACTTCTTCAAGCATTCTAGTTGGTTCTTTGTAGGTTTATTTGAACCCGCTTTTAGTTCAATCGCCAATCCGTTACGCTTCTTTGAAGGGTTAAAAATCATAATATCAGGCATCCCTGAAACACCGCCTAACGTTTTGAACTTGTAACGTTCAAACATAGTACGGCGCCCCTCGTTTGGAATATGAACTACAAAAGCTTGCGGGTATTGCATATTCAAATATGCGATTAACGACCTTTGAAGCTTGTCTTCTTTGCCTAGATATTTATCGTATGGATTTGCCATTAAGCCTAATTTTTCATCTACTTTCATCAAAAGTACATCATATTTTCGGCGAAATACAGGATCTACTTCTCGTAGGTTCTTGCACTGTTTGATTGAATGTAGTACGGTTGCGTGGTCATATCCTAAAGTCGAGCCTATATTTTCAAGGCTTAGACTTAGGTAATTACGGCATAAGTCGAAATAAACAAAACGACCTTCTACATACGGGCGTTTTCTTGTTCTACGCGATAAATCAAGGTCAAGTTCGTCGCTTATTATGGTTAGGATTTGTGTAGTGAAGTTCATAAGATTTCAATACCATTTGCGTCAGTTAATGAATCGATTCCAGGTGTATTGCCAGTCAATACATATTCTTTCCAACGGTCGAAAGCCCAATACATTTTTTCAAAGCCCACTTCAATCATTCGCTCGTTCAGCTTGCAAACGCGAACCATTGTTTCGGGGTTTCTTGGGTCGTCATATTCGATATTATTTTTGACCGCAACGAAACGCCAGTTTTCTATTGGAAAACCTAGCACCGAACAATAGAACGCCGCCTGTACATGGTAATTATATTGCCAAACGTCCTTTTCAAAATCCATTACCGAACGGGTGCTTTTAACATCTGAAATAAAATTCAAATCGTAATTGATGCAGTCGGGTCGTACGCGTACGGGTATATCCGAAAAGTTGGTATAGTGTGAAAGTTCTACATCGCCTTTACACGATTCCACCGCCAAAGGGGTTGCATAAAATTGGCGTTCGATTTCTCTGATGACTTGAACATCTTTGAAATCTAAAACAGACCGTTCACCCGCTTTTTGAATCAACTGCGCCTTCAGATCTTTGTTTTCCTTTTTTCGTAAGTCGCCAATTTCGGGCAGTTCATAATAATCGTCTTCGTACTTTTTGCGCCCTTCCAGTAAAAGCGTATGAATCGCATTGCCAAATTCAAAAGCCGATTTTGATTTGTAGGTCTGCGCAAGATATTCGCGAACCGAACCTTTGAATTTCACAATACTTTTTAGTCCTGAAGCGCTGATACTTTTGTGCGCGTGATACTCTGCGTTTGTGTCAAATACTTTTTTCATATTATTCTAGTTCTATGCCGTGAATTGATAGTTCAACTTTCAAGGCTTTGTTTTCTTTTTTTAGTTTGTTCAGTTCGCCGTAAACTACTTGTAATTCATTGTGGCAGTTCATAAGGTTTTCTTTTAGGGCGAAAATCTGCGCTTTCATAAAAGCTGGATCATCGTGCCGTGTTTCATCAATAATCATAGTGTGTTGGTTTAAAAAGGGCGCCGAAGCGCCCGTTAATTAAAATGGTAAATCTGCATCATCTGAAGCGCTTGCATTGTCCGCTTGTGCTTCAGCTTTGAACGTGTCAATCACGAAGTTAGGTGAACCATCACGACCTTTTAAAATCGAGAACTTGATTTGCTTATCACCTTTGTATTCGCTGAAAAGTTCAACAATTTCGGGCTTCTTAAAGAAGTCCACTAATTGACGTGGCGTGAAAACGCCGTTACCAATTACAAAGTCTGGTGCGCCATCGCGCGGCGGGAATGTTCTAATCCCTTCAACATAAATAGTTGCCATAAATAAAAAAATTAAAAATTAACGTTTATTGTTTTTACGCTTACCATATTCGAACCGAATGGCTCTACCATCGTGGGCGCCTAGGTAAGTCAGTTTGTTGCCTTCAAATTCTGAATACCATTTCCAGTCGCGAAGTTTGTACTGAAATAGTTTCGTGTTTGCTTTTTCTTCGTTGGTCAAAGTAACAAAAATAAAAGGGTAATCGTACAACTCGCGCCCAATACCCCAATTAAAACAAGCGCGTTTGAAAGCGTCAGACGCTTCACCTTTTACCGCTTCGGTGTTTGATTCGGTACCTACGTCCATCTTTGAAACCCAATGTTTCTGTTCGGGGTGCCAAATCGAAACAACGCAATAGTTGTTACCATTAATTACTTTGTGTTCCCTCTGCCAGTTTACCTCCCCAACGACTTCATCAAGTCGGTTCATATCAGCCCGCGCGTCTTTGTAGGGCAGAATAATCGCGCCCTTCGCGTTGATTGATTGAACACGAAATTCGATTTCTTCAATAGTTAGCGGTGTAGTTAATGTTTTCTTCATTTCGCTAGTTTTAAGTAGTTATTCAATCTTCTTTTGATTTCCGTATCAATCGAGTTCATGGAAAACCCTAAATCGATTAACTTGGACAATTCTGATCTTTTAAAGGTTGTCGCGTCCTTTAGCCTTGAATGTAAGGTAGGTTGCGAAACGCCAAGACCATCAGCAACGTCAGATTTCCTAAATCCAAGGCGCTTGCATTCGTTTACAAATTCAAATTCAAATTCTGTCATAAGTGTAAAAAATATGCCCCAAAAGGGGCGTTAGTAATTATTCTAATCCAAGTATCTGAAGACAATACTCGTGTTTATCCCAATCGAAACCGCTTAACTCGTCATTACGAGCGTCCATAGCATCGAGTTCTTCGTTGGTGTAAATATCCTCGAACGATAGGTTTGTTTCGCAGTTTACGATATTCCTTGCGTCTTCGTCAAGGTGATAAAGCATATCGTTCTCGTGCAAAAAGTCAATGTACTTTTTACCTTCTTCAATCGTTGTTATCGGTGTGTATAAAAGTGTGTTTTTCATCTTATGAAGCAATTACAAAAATTCTAGTTTCCTTTAGCATTCTTTCGTACCATTCTACTAAATCTTCTCTATCGCCCATTTCAACAATATCTTCGTCTAGTCTTTCTGAAAGTTCAAATAGAATTTCAGTTTCTTTAGCAATCTGTTCTTCGCTACCAAAGTAGTCTTCTCGGTAGAACGAAGTTCTTTCTCTGAATTTTGCTAATTCCTTTACAATTTTTACGCGTAGTTGGTGAATGTTTTTCATAATAGTTTGTGTTTGAATATACCGCAATTTAAAATAAATTTTGTTTTTAAAAAAATATTTTGTGAAAAAAAGTAAAAAAAATCCCCGCGCCAAATTAATGACAACGGGGAAGCAAACAAGGAAAGGGGAATCTTTAAGACGTCTGAACGTCGCGTTTGTAGTATTCGTATAGTTGCATTCCTTTGTCGTCGTCTTGATTTGGAAGGTGCATCTCGATTGAATATTCGTTAGCTTTTACGCTATACTTAAATGAATCAATATAACAACTTACTGGCTCGCGTAAAACGCTTGCACCAAAATCTACCCAAACTTTGTTATGAAAAAAACAAGGCGTTGGGTCAGAATCATTTTTATAGAATGTTCCCGTATATCGTTTGCCGTATGCTCTAAAGTCGTTTATTATTTCCTGGACAATTATTTCTTCAAGTGGCCTTGGTGAAGTATCCCTTGGACGTTCATATTCACCAGCAATAGCACCAACGAAAGCCGAATTTTTAAGCTTGTTAGATATCAAGCTGTTTTCAATTACGAACGTACCGCTGGATCCGTCTGCGCCCGTTTTACGAGCTTGTAACATATATTCTTTTTCTAGGTCTGTACTTTGTGATAAATACAATACATCAATATAATGGCGGACGTAGTTACCTGAACCGCCGCCTTCTTTTTGAATTTTATAGAACTGAACTTCGATATCTAAATCACCGCTACCACTTGTACGAACAAATTCATTCATTGAAACTTTTGCGGTACCCCAAGAATTTGTAACGTTGGTCGAGAAACGTTTTTTATTTGCTTCACCTACCGAACCAACCTGAACCCATTCACTTTGTTTGAAATCATAATACCAGTTATTCGTACCATCATTAATACGAACGACCATCGTGAAAATATATTTCTCGTCTGAACCATCGTTCAAAATATAGTAGGTAAATCCAGCTTCAAGCTTTTTGTATTCTTCTACCGTGTTATTTGCAAGTGGCATCGTAACCTGTACAACGTCTGTATTAGTTGTATCAATATCGTCAGTCTTGAAAAAGCGATCGGCTACGGGTGATTTCACTGGTTCACCGGTGTCGAAAGTTACCGTAGCTACTTTGCCAACTGAAGGTGATGCGATTGTAAAATCAGATCCGCCACTTAAAAAATGCGGGTCAAAGTTCACTACCTTGTTTTGGTTCAAGTTCACCTTGAACTCTACGTTACGAAGCGGTAAGGTATATTCTACTGCCAGGTTGTTACCAAGTGGTAATAAATCCGTTGGTACTTTTTGTAATATATCTACGCTTTGTTTTGACTGATAAACACCAGACGAGTTGAAAACGTAATATTCAATCGTTTCGGTTCCGTAGGTTGTAAGCCTTGACGTTTGCGCAGTTTGAATACCTGTTGAACCTGTAACGTTCTTGTCGATCACATTTGTATTACTAATCACAAACCATTTACCGTTTGACTGGAACAGACGCATATTAAGCGTTTTCAAAATCGATTCAAGTAATTCTTTGGCGTTGCGGTAAGTGATTTCCGGATTCATAAACGCAAATTCATTAACGCTTATATCCGTTAAAATAGTATCGTTAGACGTTAGCACCCCATCTTTTCGTATGCGGTTGTAAACCCACATATCTAGGTTCAAATCGGTAAGCGCTAAAATTTTATAAACGTACCAATGAAGCTCGTCGAAGTTTGACGAATCCACGGTATTCGATTTAGGCGCCAATAAACCATCTAGCGTACCCAGGCGATCGGTAGCTTTCAAGCTGATTTGGTAAGGCGTTGAAGTAACAGCTTCTTTGAATTGGTTGATATTTAAAAACCCAACCCAATACGTTTGGTACACATCAAGCGAATCTTTGTAACTGATTTTTACCTGGTATTCGTCGTTGTCAAATTCCCAAAAATCATCATAGGTTACGCTATCCGTAACAAACAAGTTCAGCGTACAAGTCGAGCCAATAATATAATTATAGAACTCGCTCGCGCTCTGGTATTCGATTTCTACCGGGTTTTCTGTTCCAATCATAGGTAGAACAGACCCAGTATATCCATCTTTTAAGATTTCAATTTTTCGGCCGTTACCCTTGTTGTCAGAAAATTCAAGCCTATATTTTACCCCGTATGCCATTAAGTCCTAAAGTTTTGTTGTTTCTGTGCGCGTTCCAAAGCTACTACTAAATCTTGGCCTCGTAGCGTAAACGAACCGCCAACTTGTACTTGTTTTGATCCCGCACCATCACCGATAATAGATTTCAACCTATCAAGTGGCGCGATAACTTCAGGGTTAGATCGTGCGCCCGAATATTCACCAACCATACCAAGGGTAGGCGAAGATACAATACCACCGTTCGCAAATTTAACACCACCCATAGCGCCGAATAAATTTTTGAAGCTTGTGTTTCCAGCGCTGAAACCCATACCCCCAATACCAAGACCGCTTAATATAGCTGATAAAACTGCCGCCGCCATTGCCGCCGCGATAAGTTTTTTCACCAAGTCTAAAATCATTTTACCGATTGCCTTCAATGGATTCTCGCCTTCCATCATCGCAGTAAACGCGCCTTGTAAAGCATTTCCTATTGATTCAGCGTGTGCCTCTACTGTGTCTTTTAAAACCGTGAAGCTCGATTTTACCGATTCTAAAGCGCCTGTTACCGTAGTGGCCTCGCCTTCGCCACCACCTCCACCGGCACCGCTAGTATCGCCACCTTCACCAGTAACACCACTTGAAACACCAAGCGAAAAAGTCATTCCTAACTTTTCACCCATCGACTTCAAATAGTCTTGAATATTACCGATTGCGTTATCTACGTCTTGTTCGGTGATTAAATCTACCGGTTGCGCTTTCTTTCCTTTCTCTAAACCTTTTGCAACGCTGGTCATCATCAGCCCCGCGGCGTCCATAATCGTCGCGTCAGCCTCTTTGATTACATCGACAACCGAACTAATCGCACCGCCAACGCCATCTTTAAAACCTTCTTGTATCAGATCCCAATCTAGGGTGAATACGCCCTTGATGACCTTACCCGCCGATTTAAAGGCGTTCATCATATTTTGCGCTACGATTTGTACGATATTCCAAAGACCCTGAAATACACGTTTTCCAACCTGGAACAGACCCGTAAACACCGCCGCGATTCCGTGTACTATCATTCGGAACCCTTCAGATTCGTTGTACAAATCAATAATGTAGTTTGTGATATCTACGATTATTTTTTTTATCGGTTCCCAGTTCTTGTAAACTGCAACACCAATAGCAACAAACCCGGCGATGACTAAACCAACCGGGGAAAGTAAAGCGCCTAATACCGAAGCTACGGTACCGATTGCGCTTATTAAGGTCGGTAGTATGATAAGTAAACCACCAGCGGCAAGAACCAACGCCTTAACCGTAGGGTTTAGATTTTGAAATTTGTTGAATAGATTGACAATAAACGCGCTTAACTTTTGTACATAAGGCAGTATTGCCGTTAGTATGGTTCCGCCTAAATCAATGAATGACGTTTTCATTGCCTTTAGCGCCTTTTCTAACTTGAAGAAAGATTTCTGTTCTAACGTTTGAAAAGCCTCTGACGTAAATCCAGCGGTATTATTCATATTATTGAATATCTGCGTGGTTGCGTCGGCGCTAGAACCTACTAAATCTAAAATACCTCGTAATGATCGCATACCGCCAAATACAACTTCAGCGGCTTCAGCGTTACGACCATAAGCATCTTTTAAGGTTTGAAGTACTGAAAGTAAACCTCGGTCTTTTATTTGCTCGCGTAATCCCTGGCTTGATAAACCAAGCTCGGTCATTCTTTCAGACGCTTCTTTTGTTGGCTTCATTATAGCCATCATAATAGCGTTCAACTGGGTCGCGGCTTCGTTGGCGTTCGTTCCCGTTCTTGACATAGCGGCAAACGCGGCACCAACTTCGTGAAACTGAATACCCATATTTGACGCCACAGGTAAAACTCTACCCATAGCACCAGCAAGTTCACTAGCTTCTAGTTTACCTTCACGAACTGCGGCACCTAAAACGTCAGTTGCATTTGAAGCTGAAAGTGTTTCAGATCCGTATGCGTTCATTGCTGACGTTGCAAGATCGGCAACCGTTTTAGCTTCACCCATTCCAAGCGCGGCAGACTTCAATGAATATTCAAGAACCTGCATAGCTTCTTCACCTCGTAAACCAGCTGAAGTAATAAAGAATAAAGCTTCAGCGGCGTCGGTCGCAGATTGCCCTGTATCAAGCGCCATTTTCTTCGCGGCCTTACCCATCTGCGAAACCTTATCGGCAGAAATACCTACCAAGGTTTCAATTTGGGTCATCGACTTATCAAAGTCCGCGGCAAGTTTAACCGCGGCACCGCCCGCAAGAATTAAAGGAACTTGTATTGATTTTAAAGAAGAACCGACTGACCTGGCTTTGGAACCGAAAGATTGTAGCTGTTTGGATGCTGTATTCATCCCGCTTGAAAATCCTGCGGTTACTGCCAACAACCGAACCCGTAAATTTTGATCCGCCATTGAAAGTATTTTGAATCAAATTTACGAATTTTTTACGCCTTGCTTTTTCGCTTCTCTAGCTTGTCCACAAAGGCCTTGTATTCGGCTTCGGTAGATTTTGGTTTACCTTTTTCTAAATAAACATCTTGTGGTAATGGGAAAAGTTTATCAGGGGCAATCATATTGGATTTTTTACCCGCATTTACATTGACTAACATTGATGCTAAATACCTTG